TTTCTGGCCGGCCTTCACCAGCTTGCGACTGATCGCATCTTCGAGGCCGACGTAGCTGATGAACTTGCCGGTGATGGAGCGGTTACCCAGCAGCGAGAATCCGCCAAGGATGGTCCGGGCGTAGTAGCTGACGCCGTAGCGGTTGAGCAGATCGCCTTCGGTGGAGGTGTCGAGGATGTTGTATTCCACGACTCGCGAAACGTCTTCGGCGTAGGTCACCTGGTTGCCCGGGCTCTCCCATTGCTTGACCTTGGCGAGCGCGGCAATGGCCAGGCTCGAAGGCGCAAGAAACACGTTTTTCTTCGCGGCTTTGGAGTAAACGGCCGGCATGTTGTGCACCACCAGGCAGCGGTCGAAACCGAGGTCCGCACCGCCCAGTTCCTGGCTGTAAGTCACTTGATCGGCGACCGCGGCGTCCTTGCCGTCGAGCACCACACGAGCCTTGATGCGTTTGCCGAACGAGGCGAACTCACTGGCCACAGCCTTGGTGCCAGTGAAGCCCGGCGCGCCGATGATGGTCAGGTCTTCCGGGACACTGCCCAGCGCGGCCAGACCCAGTTTGCGACCGGTCAGAGGCTCAACACCGCCGATGATATTATTCAGCGTGTCGGCCGGGGTCGCGCCCTCTTCGACGATGACCACGTAGACCGGCACCTTGACCACTTTCAGTATCTGGAACACCGCATGGAACAGCGTGCCCGCCTCGGCACCGGTCGGGTCCAGCTGGGCCTGAGTGGTGAAGCTATTGATGCGGAACGGGGTATTTTTCGGAATCAGCAGGTTAGCATTCGGCGCGGTGCCGACCAGACCGATGACGTTGTCCCCCAGGCCACCCATGGCCTCGGGAGATTCAGTGGCATTGACGGTAATGCCGTTGTGCTCGAAGTTCAAAACCTCAGCCATGGTTATTCAGCCTTCTTGGCAGCGGCCTTTTTGGCCGGAGTGGTGGTAGAGGCCAATTCGGCGGCCTCGGTTTTAGCGGTCAGCTCCAGGCGGCCGGCGGTGCGCAGCGCATTGGCTTCCACATCGAGCAGCTCCAGGGTCTGACCGATGCTCGACCAGTGACCACCGCCGGTGGGGAATGGGAGGAGTACGGTGTAGGTTTGGCGTTGTGCCATTTCTGTTTCTCCAGATACGAAAAAGCCCCTTTTGAGGAAGGGGCTGTTGGGTGTTATTTGATGTTTGGAGGATAAAAAACGCCCCGTGGATGCGGGGCGTTTATTGGGTAGCCATGTTCGTTGTGGGGGGCAAAGAGTCCGGCCAACCTTTATCGAGCATTTCATCCGTGTAGGTGCCAGCCTCAACGGCACGGAGCAAGGTCAGTTCATGGTCAAAGCAAGCCTGGACGTGCGTCCGGACAGCCTTGGCAATCGTGATGATCTGCGGCGCCACGATCTCGACAAATCCATTAGCCGTCTTGAAGTTGCAGCGATATTCCGGATCAAGAATCGCGGAAAGTCCGGTTCCGGCAATCAGAGCCTGGCTATCACGCGTTGTTTCGATTGCCATGTCTTCGACGGTGATGCCCGCCCCTTCGCGTCTATACCGCTCTTCAGCAATTATTGCTTTCAGCTCGGCATTCGATATGGATGAAATGACAGGCGCCACAAACACCTCACCATCGAACAGCCACCCCTGCTGCACCTCCAACGGACATTCAATCCAAACTAAGCTAGGGTGAAACATTTGGGTGATATCGCCGCCAGTTTCAAATAACTCAACCACTTGCCCGTTATAGATATGAGCGTAACGTTGCATTATGCGTATTCCTCAAGAATTATTATGCCAGGACCTCCGGCAGCTCCAACCCTTGCAGCCGTAGAGGGAGTGACCGCTACGCCTCCGCCTCCAGAGCCATACCCAGTCCCTGGAGATGCGACAACATTTATCCCCGCTCCAACTCCCCCCGAACCAAACGGACTGTTTGCACCGTGACCAGCCAATGTCGAGGCATTAACCAAAATTGCCGGAGCACCGGGCTGACCCGCACTATTCAAAAGGTTACCGCCGAAAGATATCCCCCCAGGTGACCCGCCCGGCACAAGACCGAAGAGCGTATTTGCAACAGCAATGCCGGGAAGAGTTGCCAAACCACCAGGAGCGGAAACCAGTGTGCCTAATGAGGTTGTCCCTCCGGCCCCTCCTGCTGCGGCGGCTGTACCTGCGACACCAGCCGCACCGATGGTCACAACCTGACTTGCCCCAATATCTTGAGCTGTTAGCAAGGCCTCTGCATAACTACCTGACGCGCCGCCTCCAGAGGCTGATGTTTGGGTTGACGAAGTTGCAGGCGAACCACCTGATCCACTGCCGCCACCGACCATCCGCACTCGAACCTTTTTCATTCCGGGGGTTGGGATATAGACGCCGCTCGCGGTGAACTTCTGGACGTTTAAAAGGCGTCCGTACTCGTTGTCATGGACTCTCTGCTCTAACACCGCGATATCAATATTTCCCTGATTGATCGGCGCATTCCAGGCCTTGATGCACCACATCACCGCTATGTTCCGCGGCCGAGCCTCCGCCCCTCCAGAACTATTGAAGCCTGGACCGAAGTTGAGGGTTACGGCCGTGTTGCCGTTGTCCACGACCACCGCGCTCGGGTTACTCCCTGACGCACCACCGAAAGCCTGCATCCGGGTGACGGTATGGAAGTGCGCCTTGTTGTCATCAGCCTGCCAACTGCCGATTGCACGACCGGCATCGACACCACGCCCATGATCCCAACCGCGCAAGAACTCGCCGCGCGATTCTGGCAAACGGAAATTACCGGCCCCCTCATCCCCCTTGTTGAATGCCGTGCCTAGGAACGCAGCGAGATCCGGATAGACCGCAATGCTCTTCACACTGCCATCAATTTCAAGAAACCCCGGCGGGATCTTATCTAAAGGAAACGGCACCATCGCACCGACCGGCAGCGCCGAAGCCTCGGCAATCATCGCCTCAATTTGCGCCTTGGTGTACGAGTCCTTGATACCGAACCCGGCCAGCGTTTCAGGATTCGAACCGCCGGTAGCCCGACCGTACTTATCCACAGTCAGACTCTTATAAGTCCCCGGCTGAATCCCCGTCCGCCCCGCCAACATCTCAAACGTCAGCGCCGTCGTGCCCAGGGTGATGGGCCCGTTGGTGGTCAGGTGCCACAGCGAATCACCATTCACCACGCCCTCTTCGACCATGACGGTCAGGCCCGGGGTAACTTTCGCACTGGTGCTGGCATCGCTCGCCCGTACCCAGTCGCCGTTGGCAACCACCCATAGGCCGTTGTCCTTGGCCAGCGTCTGGTTCGGCAACAACACCCGATCCCCCGCCACCGCCGCGACACCGTCGATCTGCTGAGCACCGTTCAACACCACGTTAGCGGTGGCGGCTACCCGCACCGATTGCTTGCCGTCGAGTTTGCCGATTTCTTCGGCGAGGTAACTCATCACCCAGGCACGCGTTGCCTTGACCACGGTGTCGTCAATCAACAACGTCACCAACGCCGCATTACTGGTCTCGAAAATAGAACGAATGTAGAACTCTTTCCCCGAACCCGAGGTCGCCAACACCGGTTTGAACGACTCCGGGTATTTGATGATGGCGTAGAGAATGCCTGTGTCAGTCCACAGCCCAGCTTCACGCACATACCAGCCACCGACGTCAGGCGGGATAGTCACCTCGGCCAGCAACCAGCTCGGATTTTGCTCATCCTGGAACAATGCATTGAGTGGCCCGCGCCACACTTCGCGCTTCAGTGCGGTGGCCGTGGCGGCCGGGTTGTAAACCGCGCCGCCGCCGTCACCAACGGATATCTGCGACAGTTTGATCGGCACGCCCGCCGCCTTGCAGGCAGTTTCGTAGGCGATCCCCGCATTGGTGAGCAGGGTGTAATAGTCGGCCATTTAGGACCCCTGTGGATAAATAGTGGAGGTTTCGACGGTGTAGAGCCCGGCGGCCATGAAGGCCTGGCCCGAGGCTTCAAGCCCTTCGATGACAATCGGATAAACCGTGGTCAGCTCGCCGCACACAGTGGCGGCGCCGATGACGTGATTGCCGAACGCACTCAAGCCGACGGACACCGACAAGGTGTCCCGTTCGCTTTTGGCATCGGCCAGGCGACGGTCGAGACGGGCGTCGATCTCTTCGCTGTAAGGCTGTTCGGTAAAGGCCCTGACGGAAAAGCTGTAAGGCTGGCCTGGCGGTGTTTGCTCATACCAGGCGCGCACCTCAGGCATCAATTGCAAACCTTTGGCCGCGCTCTCCAGCGCCTTTCGCGTCCCGGCCTGCCGTGCGGTTGGCCAAGCGAGTTCAACCGTCAGACGTTTTTCCGCCTCGGCCGCCTCGGAGCTCCATTCGCTGACCCCGCGATCCGCCGCCAGATATGGCAAGAACGCCAAGGGCGTTGCAGTCGGGTTCATCAGCTCGGGGAACGGCGGCGCGATGCGATCGAGCAACGTGCCGAAACCAAGATCGAGGGCCTTTTCCAAGGGTGAACTGTTGACTGGCAGCAGGCTCGGGAGCGACGTTCGTTCACTCATAACGTGCTCACCTCCACCTCGACGCCGGTGCAATACGGGGCCTCAAAGGCCGTCGTCACGATCGGCGCCACTGGCTCAAGGATTTGCAACTGAACCGCACCTGCACTGTGCAACGTGTAGTCGATCCAGCTCGGGTCCACCCGCCCTTCCAGTCGGTGACAAGAATCGGCGTAAGCCTGCAGCTGCTGTTGCGCGGCAACCTTGGTCAGACCCGAATCCGGGCCGGCATTGATCTTGGCCACGACCCGGATTTTGTAGTTCTTGATTCGCGCGGCCTGCACGATGACGAGATCCGTTTCCGGTCGAACATCAGGCCGGGCGAAATGCTGGCGAACACCGTCGAGCAGCGCTTCGGATGGTGTGCCATCGCCCTCCCGGGAAAGCACCGTGACCGTGACTTCGCCGGGCGCGGTCCGGCGACCGTTGCCGTCCTTGACCTGCGCGGCATAGCCGTCCGGCTCGAAGGTGTAAGTGACCGTCACCACACCCGCCGCGGCGGTTTCCACCTTCACGGCAGGCCGTTCGCCAAGGGTGAAGATCTCACGCCGATACTGCATGCGAGAACCAGCCGCCGGGGCATGCGGCGCCAGGTAATAACGCAACCGGGCGTCGTCATCGCTCTCGTAAACCGGATTGATCGGCGGGAACGCCGCCGGGTCGCCCGGATCGAGCATCTGACGTTCTAGCCCCATGTCCGCGAGGCGCGCATCGAGATTGGTCCCGGTAGCCCACCACGCCAGCATCTGCTTGATGCGGGCGTTGTATTTGCGTTCGTGGGTTTGCAGCCGCACACAAAACGCCTCAAGCGCCAGGGTCAGCAACTCGCTTTCGTTTTCAAGGCTGACTGCAAGCTTGGCCGCGCTCTCGGGGGAACGGGCGCCGACGTACTCGACGACGAAGGTTTTGAACTCTGCGAGCAAATCCTCGAACGCTTCGATCGTGACGATTGCCGGTTCGGCCAACTGGTTCTGGCCGGGGATCAACATGCTCATGCCATTACCTCGAAAGTCTGTTGGCGATTTTTCCAGGTGCCGGCGAAACGCAGCAGCAGCCCGGCACCGCGGCGACTGGCAACAATGACTTGTGGCTCGAAATCGTCGATGCCGTTGTACTGGTTGTAAAACGCTTGGGCCGCATGGCTTTGGGCAAGAATCAGCAGGTCGTCGCCGAGGTTCTGCCCCAGCAACTCAGTGAGTGCGCAGCCATATAAAGGGCGCTTCTGACGAGTGCCCAAAGGCGTGGTCAGTGCCCGCGTGGCGCGCTGCACAAACTGAAGCCAATCGTCGACTGTCGCGCCGGTGTTTCTATCAATTCCGATCATGGGAAGCTCTTTATGCAGTACTGATGATGCGGCCCTGGTGATCCACCAACGGGCCGCTCAGATGCACACCGGAAGCGTCGAGCCGCAGGCCGACGGCGCCCAGTTGCAATTCGATGGCCTCAGGCGTCATCGCCAGCCTCGCCGGGCCGATGCTCAATTCAAGCGTTTCGCGAGAACCGGTAAACGCCGCCGGGCCGTTTTTCCAGTGCAGAACATGACTGGCGTCGTCGTAACCGCTTTCCGTGCCGTCCTGATAGAGGCGACGCGTCAGCGATGCCTGTGTCGAGACGGGCGGAAACTGACCGCCGTTGAGGCCGAACAACGCCACCGATTGTCCGCCCCCCTCACCGCCGCCATGGTTCAGCAACAGACACTGCTCGCCCACGGAGGGGATCCGCGACTCGCTCTGTGCGCCGGCACTCGGGTTAAAAAACCGGATTGCCGGGGTGAGCAACTCACCATGACTGACCTTGCAGGTGTTACTGGCCGCATCGACCTCCTGACAAACGCCGATGCGACAGAAACTGTCGGCACGCCGGTGCAGGTCTTCAAGCTCGGTTTCCATCTCGGCCAGACGCTCGATGATCGGCCCCAGCTGCATACGTAAAAGCGCATCAAACATGGGTCAGGCCTCGAGTGCGGTGTATTGATCCGGGTCGTCGATGTTCGACACCTCCCAGGTGCGGGCGAATTTCGGAATACCCAGCGGGTCGTCGAGTAGCGTCTGGCCGAAGTACAGCGATTGGGTAAATGAAACGGTCCAGGTGGCGTACTCCCGTGTCTCGCTGGTGAACGTGGATGGGATGCCATCAATGTTCATGGGCAAATCACATTGGTCGCCCGACAGATTCCAGCGGTTGTCGGCGACCAGGCTTTTCAATTCGCTGGCCAGGTCGCAAGCCGCCAATCCTGTGCCTGTGCCGGGCAATACGACTTGCAAGGAAATCGTCAGGACATGAGCGATACGTCCGTCGTTGGCACGATTGCCCGGCGCATCGCGCTCGATGGCGATCAGCACCCAGGGTTGATCGCCGGTGGCGTCGAAGTCTTGATGACTCCCGACATTCAAGCCGGCAATGGTGATGCGCAACGTCTCGGCAATGGCGGAAAACAGCTGCGACGGTTTTTCGATGACGTCGGGCATTAATGGCCTCCTGTTCCTATAGCAACGCGAAGATCAGCGATGCTGGTTCACTGCTGGTCGGGGCGAGAATCGCGCGGTGGCACTTCACAAACACCAATCCGCTTGGCAGCCCAGCGTTCATAAAGCCCGATGGCCACGTCCGCCCCGGCCATCGCCGTCAGGCAGCCAAACGCCCCTGCAGCCCAGATCGACACGCCGGCGGCGTACAGCAGCATGATGGCCGAGACCCCGCAGA